AAGAAAAAGTACAGGAGATGATTGACGATGCCATACGAAAACATAATCGAAATGCTTCAATTATCAGTTTTTGTGTTGGTTGGGTTGTTCTTGCACTTTTTGCTGAGGGTTTGCTTCGACTTATTGGGGTTATAGAACCTCTATTCCCATGGTTGAAGATAAGTTTATAGAATCGGTAGGGATAGTTACCCTATTTTTGTTTGTGATTACTATAATATGTCAAGCACATTTTATATTCCATCAGAAACATGGATACTCCCGAAAAGAAACCGAAGACCCAGAAGCAAGAGACCGAATCAGACGACAAGTCGAAGCGGTCCTTAGAAATCTCAAGGATGATTCATCCTCACGATGATGAACCTGATCCAACAGCATACATGGGCAATTACAATTTCCCACAGATGTTGTTCGCATTCTGCCTAGGATTTTGTACCATGTTTGTGCTTGCTGTAGATGAGATACATAAGTTCAAGGGTTGTCCCTTTCCAGATTACTTTCAAAACGAGGTTAAATGACTAGTAAATTTTTCCCAGATTTCACTCAGAAGGAGTATGATCAAATCATAGAATCTGTGGAACGACGCCAACACAATTATGTGTGTGGTGATAAAGTATACAATGAACTTGGCAGTATTGCCAGTGAACTAAAACGACGCCGCCAGGCAGCACGACCTTTCGCATGTTGAATTATGAAAGTAGGTTTAATCGGACTAGGAAGAATGGGCGAGGGTATGTCTCGCCGTATGATGAAAGCAGGAATTGAAGTATGGGGTTACAGGAGGAATTATGCAAAAGCTGAAGAAGCGTTTGAAAAGGGTTATGTCAGTGGAGTTGCCACTAATCTGGAAAGCCTTGTTCAAGTAGTACATGATAGTGGAGGTTCTGCTGGAAAATGTCCTGGTATCTTTCAACTTGTGATCCCTGCAGAATTAGTAGAGGACACACTGAATGAGTTATTACCATTACTTAGCGACGGGGATATTATTATTGACCATGGCAATAGCAACTTTAAAGATTCTCGACGGAGAGCGGAAAGGTTGGCCAAACTTGGTATCCAATATATTGATTGCGGTACTAGCGGTGGAGTTTATGGTCTGGAGCGTGGATACTGTCTTATGGTTGGTGGTACAAATACAGCAGTATCTGTATGTGCCCCCATTTTCAGGTCACTCGCACCAGGGATTTCAGGTGCCGAACGCACAGATCCATACAGCAGGGCAACATCTGCTGAGTATGGGTGGTTACATTGTGGCGGACCTGGTGCAGGTCATTTCGTAAAGATGGTTCACAACGGAGTCGAATATGGAATCATGCAAGCCTATGCTGAGGGGTTCAATATCTTGCATCATGGCAATCTTGGTTCCAATTACACCAAGGAAGGTGATGCTGAGGTGGCTCCGATGGAAAATCCGAAAGATTATGAATACGATATTGACACTGCTGAAGTGGCTGAGCTTTGGCGTCGTGGTAGCGTTGTTGGTAGTTGGTTACTTGACCTTACCGCTGATGTACTACGGCATGATCATGACCTTAGCAAATTCGATGGAGGAGTATCAGACTCTGGTGAAGGTCGTTGGACTCTCCACGCTGCTGTGGATCTTGGTGTTCCCACACCTGTCATATCTGCTGCCTTATTTGAACGATTCAATTCAAGACGACTCGGAGAGTATGGAAACAAAATCTTAAACGGAATGCGGTACATGTTCGGAGGACACAATGTTCGGTGAATTTCTACTATGGATTGCAGCGCCCTTTGTATGTGCCACCCTCGCATTTGGACGACTTAAAGGTGAAAATGACTATTACGACTCAGACGATTATGACGGAAACGGAACCGCTCACTAGTGGCATTATTATCTTCGGTGCAACTGGAGATTTATGCAAACGAAAACTAATTCCATCTTTGTATAAACTCTGGGAGAAAAAACTTCTTCCAGATAATTATATAATTACTGGTGCTGCTCGTAGAGAGCGATCACCAGAAGATTGGCGAAGGGAGATTGGTGGTGAAAATTATCCAGAAGAGTTTCTACATCAATTAGATTATGTTTCTTGCGATCTGGGTGATATTGATTCACTTAGAAAGTTGCCTATTCTAGGTGATGCCACATACTTTTTATCTGTTCCTCCAGATAGATATTCATATGCAGTAAAGAATCTAAAAGAGTTTGGGTTACTAGACGATGCTGAAAGATCTAGGGTCATCATTGAAAAACCTTTTGGTACAGACTTACGATCTGCTGAAAATTTACAGCGAAGTATTTCAGAACACATACGAGAAAAACAAATTTATCGTATTGATCATTATCTTGGCAAAGATACTGTTAGTAATATACTTGCTACACGCTTTTCCAATACCATTTTGGAACCTCTTTGGAATCGAGATTACATAGAAGAAATTCAAATTTTTGCATCAGAAACCATCGGTTGTGAAGGTCGTTCACAATACTATGATGGATCTGGTGTAGTGAGAGATATGATTCAAAATCATATGCTTCAGGTTCTGGCACTCGTTACGATGGAGGCACCCTGTAGATTAACTGCTACCGAAGTTCGTAGAGAAAAAACAAAAGTCCTTGCTGCTACTCGCTTGGGGCAAAAGTTTTTAGCAGGTCAGTATGTTGGATATAGAGATGAAGATGGTGTAGATCAAGATTCAGAAACACCAACTTATGTTGCTGGTGATATTTACATTGATAACTGGAGATGGCAAGGTGTTCCTTTCTATTATATGGTAGGTAAAAAATTACCATATCAATGTGTGGAAGTGGTAGTTAAATTAAAATCACCTCCAATTGGTTTATTTGAAGGTCATGAATATAATGATCGTATTGTAATTAGACTTCAACCAGATCCTCACCTGGATATTCGTATTGACATGAAGCAACCAGGTTTCGGAAACAAAGTAGAAACAGCAACTCTACAACACAAATATCCAAATGGTGCTGTGGATGGATATGAAAAACTTTTATATGATGCTATCCACAAAGATCAATCTAACTTTGTACATGCAGAAGAAGTATTAGAATCTTGGAGAATTGTAGATGATTTGCTATGCACAGGTGATAAATGTAAAGTAAGGACTACACCTTACCTATATCATGAAGGTCTTTGGGGACCATCACACAAAACACAATTTATAACAGATTGGGATTATCCAGCATGACCACATTTCTGTTTGTGTTTGCTTTCATTTTCTTGCTTATTTCTGCCATGGAAGTAACATGGCCTGTACGCAACAATAAAAAATGAATTACGTTCAGTTATTCATACGACACACAATGCAAACCCCATGGGCATTAGGCGTTATGGGGTTTTTCTTAGTATTTGTTCCCATCATTGGTATGCATCTTGTACATAAATATGGTTGGGAGCATTGGGAACCCTTTGCCAAGAAACATAAATGAAGTATCAACTAACTCTCATTCTATGCTTTGCACCATTAGCAGTCATTTACATTATACTAAAACTTTCTGTTTGGTATTCTGCGATCAATGCTGAGGCGGATTATGTCAGAAAAGAACCTTTACGCAAACGAGGACCCTACTTGGAGAATCCGTATGCAGATGTTGACGAGGAGGAAGAGGAATTTGGAGATCGCACAGACTATCGATAAAGCATTAGAAGAGTATTATTCCGAACAAGGATTATCCGTTCCACACTGGAAACGTTGTGAGGATCCTGATTGGTGGAAAGATTATTTAATTAGTTTAGGAATTGATCCAAGAAATCCATGAGAAGAGTGAAAATTATTGATAATGTGATCTCACCATCGTATCAAAATTACATCGAACAAATATTTAAATCTGATTTTCCTTGGTATTTTACTGAGGAAATATCTACACCAGGAGACGATCCCAACTCAGGATTTTCTCACACTATTTTTAATTCTGAAAAGAAGAGTCCATACTTTGAGTCTGTTTTGCCAATTGTATTGCAAGCAACAGATGTAAATGAAGTTCTAAGAATTCGCGCAGGAATGTTTGTGCGAAATCAAAATGATGCTGATCATAAGAAACATATTGATTTACCAGATCAAAAACATTATGTGATGTTGTACTATATTAGTGATAGTGATGGACCGACTAATATATACCATGGAGATGATGTAGAACAAGTGCATCCTAAAAAAGGACGAGCAGTAATTTTTCCTGGCGAATATTATCATTCATCTAGTTGTCCTAGAGAATATAAAACCAGAATGGTGTTAAATTATAATTTCTTATGAACTTATTTCTTCGCCCATTAGAAGATGTAAATGATGTCACCTGGTCTATTATCTGGTGTCTCATCATTCTTTTAGCAGGAGTTTTTTATGTGATTGTCTATATACTAGGTATTGATGAGCGAGAATCCCATGGGAGCAATGACACCCCCAAGTCGGAAAAGTTGTTACAACTTCCGAGTGATAAAGATCAACAGAGTAGTTGACGGAGACACTATTGATGTTACAATTGATCTTGGATTCGATCTATATAAAAAAGAAAGAGTAAGAGTTGCTGGTGTAGACACACCAGAGAAAAGAACTCGTGATAAAGAAGAAAAGGAACTCGGTATTGATGCAACAAACTGGCTCAAAAAGAAACTCGAAGATGCGCTTAAGGGAGAAGATAACCTTGTTATTCGCACTGAACTTGTTGGCGGTGTTGGTAAGTATGGTCGTCTGCTCGGGTGGCTCTATCTGGGGGACGCCGAATCCAGCCTTAATGAAGCAATGATTGAAGAGGGTTACGCCTGGGCATATGATGGCGGAACCAAAAAGAAAGACTTTGAAGAACTGCGTGAGATTCGTAGACAGCATGGAACACTTGTATGAGTAATACTGAACAATATCTTGGCAATCCTAATCTAAAAAAAGCGAATGTATCTACAGAGTTTACACCAGATCAGGTTGCTGAGGTATTAAAGTGTTCTGAAGATCCAGTATATTTTATCAAAAATTATATCAAGATTGTTTCTCTTGATAAAGGTTTGATTCCATTTGACATGTATCATTTCCAAGAGGAGATGGTAGAAAAGTTTCATGCTGAGAGATTTAATATTGCAAAACTACCACGTCAGTCAGGTAAGTCTACTATTGTGACTTCCTATTTGTTGTGGTACGTTCTTTTTAATGCAAATGTCAACGTAGCAATCCTTGCAAACAAAGCAGCGACTGCTAGGGAGATGCTCCAAAGATTACAACTAAGTTATGAAAACCTCCCAAACTGGATGCAGCAAGGAATCCTCCAGTGGAACCGAGGCAGTCTGGAACTGGAGAACGGAAGTAAAATCATGGCTGCTTCTACTTCAGCTAGTGCTGTCAGGGGTATGTCTTTTA